ACTTATTTTAATTAACAACAAAGTACTTAATGTAGAATACAGTTCTACTGGAAATAGTGATGATTACTACGTTTTAGAAGAAACTAGTTTAAAAAATAGATCTCCGGGAAGCACAGGCAGTCCATCTTTCTATATAAGAAGCTCAGGAAAAATTATTCCTGTAGGAAAACCAAGCTCTGGTAAATTAAGAGTAACATACATTAAACGATTAAAAGAATTAGTAACTTCGGTATCAGACGCTACAAAGCAAACACTTACACCCGAGTTACCAGAAATATGCGAAAGATATATTATAGCTTATACCGAATGGAAAATATTAAAAAGAGATTCATCAGTAGATTCTACAGAAGCAATGTCAGAATTACTTCAAATGCAAAAAGAAATAGTAGATTCTTATAAACATATAAATGATGATGTACAAATGATACCCGAAATAAATCAATTTGACGATTGGAGTATATATTAATGGCAATGCCTCATAAAATATTAAGAGTTTTTAACAAGTTTAAAGGCTTAGATACATCTAGCTCCGATTATGAACGTAGTCCGCATCACGCAACTACAGCTCAAAATTTGATGTTAAATGATCAAGGGTCTTTAATTACTAGATATGGTATACAAGCACACACTACGGACGCTACTAAACAAGGTTTTGGAATCTTACCTTATGTAAATGATGCAGTCCCCCTTATAATTCAAAATACAGGAATTGCGGCAACTACAGACGAACTTATAACTATAGGTTCTCAAGATATAGTAAGATGGTATACGAATGGATCTACTAATGATATTCTTTCCACTACATCTGGAGCACCTATTCCTAGAAAAGATTACATAGGAACATCAAGTAATACATATGCTACAGATAAACTTTTAGGTTATGTAGATAAGGTTCATGTGGTAAATGCTCTTGGTGAAAACCCATCTATGGATTTATTAAAGAACTGCATATATATTACAGGCGTTTCTAGCCGTGGTTTACTTAAATATGATGGACATATGTTACAAGAAGCCTCTTTAATCAGTACTTGGGATGGGGCAGATACAGATAAAAATTATAGTGAACCTGTTCTACCGACTGTAGATACAGGAACAACCGATGCAAAAAGATTTAAAAGTGATATCGAAACAATAGTAGGTTTACCGTCTTTTTCAATTAATACTGAATCTATATTTAGAAGCCTATATTATGTTATAACTACACTTCCCTTCGAACACGAAGTTGACATAACATTTAATGATGAAATATTTGAACTATCTGAGACTTATTGTAATAGTCATGAAGTAGCTCTTAAAGGTAAAATACGAGTAGTAGGAGGAAGGGCTGTAGATCCTGCGGGTAGTCCTGTAACTAATGAGTTTGGAGATATAGATTCTACTGTAGATTTTTTAAGAGCTACAGATGAGGATACTAGTACTACTTATATACAATGGTTTTCAGTAAAGTCTATAACAATAATTAATAGAAAACAAAAGAAAGGAAAAATAATTATTAAAAAGGCAACAAGTACTAGTAATAGTGAAGCATGGGCATGGGCAGAAAGTGAAACAGGAAGTACTTTAAATAATGGATGTTTCTTGAAATTCTATTTCTTAGCGGATACTTATAGTTTAAATTATAATTCTATCAATACTAGTAATGCTGAAGTAGCTACAGGGGTAACCCAAATACCTATAAATATAGATAAAGATAAAGCCCGAATTGGAGATCAATTTTCTTATGAATCAAATGCAGGTGCCACCACAGGTATTGTAGGAATTACCTCTTATAGCTCAACTACCGGATTAACAACTGTAAATGCAACAGTATATCCTAATGATGATATGAGTATAGTTTTTAAAGGTCCGGCATCTTATAGATATTTATATCAAAAAGTACATAAAGATGCTAAAGGAAATATGCACTACGGAACACCATCTTCTCAACATTTAGATGATTCCCTTGGTGTTTTTAGACAAGATATAGGTCTAGCTTATAGCTCAACTACTGGAGCGGACTTTAACGAATTAAGTATTCCATTTGAAGATAGTGCAACATCTAATGCAAGAGGATCACTTATTATAGGTGGAACGACAAATAAAATGTATACTTTACAATGTCCTTCCATGCCTACATACCCAGTCGATACAGATGCAGCTTTAACTAATAACATTTCCTGTGAAATAGAAGTCGGAGATATTGTCTTTGCATTTAATCATGATAACACTGCAGGTGTAGGTCAATGTGATGAAGGAGTCGGAGGTCATACAACTAGGGCTTTATGTGATGCAGGTGCTGCAAATCATTCTGATGGAGCTACAGGACATTTTAATTATCTTTCTAGAGAATACCGAGTTTTAAGTAAGACAGATGGAGGTCTAATTAAATCTTCAGGAAAAACTAATGGTGCTGGATATACAGGATCTCACGATGCTGATAACTGGAAATATTGGGAAATAACTGTAGAACCAGTTGTAGAAGGAGATCCAGATTGGGTTTTTACAGCCGGTGCAGATGAATTTAGAGTTTTTACTCAATTTTCAGGAGCTACAAGGGATGCAGTAGATTGGGAAATGTGGGCATCTGCCTCAAATCATAGATTATTAATATACAGAACAAAAAATATTTGGTATCTAGATATAAATTCTTATATAGCAGATCCAACCTACTATCTCGTAGAAGAAATACCTCAACCTGCAAATAGTTATGATAGTTTTGATATAGCTGCATTCACAGCAAAGAAAACAGTTCAATTTCGTGATTATCAATCTGACTCATCTTTAGCTGCCTCCGAACCTTTCATAGTTCCGGACAAAATCCCCGGAGTGGCACCTAAAAAATGTACTCTATCAGCTACATATAACAATCAACTTATATTATCTGGAGATCCGGATAATCCAACTACAGTATATTATTCAGATTATGATGCTCCAGAAAACTTTCCTCAAGGAACAAATGCATTTAATGTAGATGAGAAAGTTACAGCGATAAAAACCGTAGGACAAGTTTTATACATATTTCAACAAGATAAGATACATATGATGTCCGGAGATCTAATCCAAGATAATTTTCGTGTATCCCAAATTGCCTCCGGTCCGGAAATAGGTACATTAGCTCCTAATTCTTTAACCGAAGTAGAGGGATCGTTGTTCTTCACAAACAAAAATGGCGTATTCGCAGTTAAAGGTAATCAAATAGTTGAAGTTAGTAAATTAATTAAAAAGACATTTACTAAGTTAAAAGACGATCTTGATAAAAGATGGAATAGAGTATCAGCATATAATTGGAAGGAAAGAGATATATTTGTAGTTTACATACCTAATAAAGGAGTAGCTTCGGGAGCAGGTGCTTTTGAGGCTGTAAATAATGGTATAGAAGGTGCAGACGGCAGTATTTGCTTAGCATACGATTATAAAAGAGATGCATGGTTCGATTGGACTGTCATCAGAGCAAGTGGTGGTTTCGCCTTTTTTAATAATAAATTATATTACACATATCTTAGTGAAGTCAATAACTCAACTGGAGTAGCTAATAATGGACATTTAGTTAGCTTTGAAAAAACTGCATCTGGGACTTTAGGTGATTGTGAAGGAATAGCAGACTTAACTACTTTAACAGGTATTCCTGCAAAATATGGTACTCACTGGGAAAGTTTGGGAGATCCGGCTACACCTAAAAAGTTTTTAAGATTAAAAATATATTCAGAAGATTCAGATGAGTATGGACAAGATTGGTCATCTACTTCAGTAACTGTAAAACAACAAAAAGACTATATAAAAACTAATTTAGCTACAAAAACTAGTTTAACGATAAATCAAGTTGCTAAAAAATGGGGCATGACTAAACTAAACGGTACTAAATGTATGTCATGTAGATTTCTTATAGAACATACAAATCCCCATGACGAACCTCTTGTTATAAAGGGTATAGAAATAGAGGTGGCAACACCATATAGACCCGGGGAGCTAAAGGTATGAAATTTGGTTTAAGTGGATTAGATTCTCTTTTTGATGTTATCAATGAACTAATGACAGGTTTATCAAAGCTTACCTTAACAGATAACTTTGAATCGTTTGAGGTCAAAAATAAGGTAATTAAAGCCGGAGCAACGGCTAATTTCCCAAATGCCTTGACAGTAACCCCATCTAAGTATATAATAACAAGTCAGATAGGGGGATCTTTAGTAGCAAAATCAGCATCGGATGCGTGGAGTAAATCCTCGATATCCTTAAAAAATTATGGAACAGAAGATGTCACAGTAAGCGTCATCTTTATGAAATAGAGGAAATTATGAGTAGAATAAGTATGCAACAAAAGCAAGAGAAAAAAAGGCAAGAAGAAGCTGATAAGCGACATCAAGATTGGCTTGCTGGTATGGAAGAGTCTTATGGTAAAGAAGGTGAGAAAACTCCTGTAATGGGTTTCAAACACAATTCTCCGGCACTAAGAGATTATCAAAAATACATGAACATAGTTAGACAACAAAAGCGAACAGAAACTAGGCATGGAAAAGAAGATGCTGCTCGTGAGAAAGAATACTCAGATATTAGAAAAAAAGTTTCAAGTGTAAATAAATCTGCTATGGGAGATCAAGAATATTGGTCAAACAAATTAGATACTTCCGATGAATTAAAAAAATTATATAAAGAAAAGCGAAAAGAAGAAAATAAACTTTATAACACCAAAAAACAAAACGAAATTGATAAAAAAATAAAAGCTTTAGAAAAGAAAGGAAAAACAGCTAGAGAATTTGTTGGTAGAGAAGGGGAAAGAATAAAGCAACAAAGTCAAGCTGAAGCAGCTCTATCTAAAAGACAAGCATTTTCTAAATTATCTGATGTAGATGCATTAAAACAAAGACAAGCTGAATTATCTCAAACTGCTCAAAGTGGTTTAAGCTTACAACAAAAGCAAGCTGAAAAAGCTCAAGTCGGAGCAGCAATTAGAGGACAACAAAAATCCATCGGTAGAAGAATGCAATCTGTATTAGGTGGACAAGGTTTAAGAGGAGCCGCAGCTAGCTCTGTTATGCGAAGCATAGATCAAAAAGCAAAAAAACAATCAGCTCAATTTGAAATGGGACAAATGGCTAGATCTTATCAGGCTAAAAAAGAAGCTGCAGATAAAAAAGCTACAATGGGTATGGATATGAAACAATTTGATATCGGACAAGATAAAGCCGGATTAGAATTTATGGAAGCCCGAAGAAGAAAACCTTTAGAAAGACGACAACAAATAATAAATAGTTTACAGGCACAAGGCAAAAAAGGAGCTACTTCTCTTATGTCAAACCTAAACACCGCAGAGGAGTTATAATGGCAGCTTATGAATCAACTAAAACAGGAGCTTTTAAAAAACTAGCTGATGATCCAGATACTCAATCTAGATTAAAAGAACTATCTAGAAGAGCTTCTACAGGTATAGAAACTGGTATGGAAGAATTAGAGAGATCTCAAAAACAATCTCAAGTTGGAGCACAAACTTCAGCTAATTTAAGAGCAATGGCTGCCTCTGGAATTGCTTCAGGTGTTAAAGGAGCTACACAAGCTAGTAGAACAGCAGGAGTTCTAGCCGGAGGTATGAATCAAATGGCAACCTTTGAAGGAGATTTAGCTGCAAGAGATTTAGCAGCAAAACAAGCGGCTTCAGAAAGGAAAGCTCAAATGGCAGCAGACGTAGCTCAATATGATATAGGGCAAGATAAAGCAGAATTAGAATATACTACTGGAAGAAAAGATTTTAAAGATGAATTACGACAAAGTATTATAACAGCTATGATAGCTAATAAAGAAGCAATCACACCAGAAAAAGTTCAAGAAAAATTAGCTATATTAAATACAGGGGCATAGAATGAGTAACGAAAAATCTCAAGAACAAATTTATGATGCGGCTAAAAAGGTCAACATAGATAGAAAAAGTAAAGAGGATATGCATAAAGTCATTTCCAGTGGTGATGTAATGGATCAAGCTAGATCTCACGTAGAGAAAAGTGGTCTTAGTCTATCTGATAAAGCTTTTGGTGAAGTTAAAAAGATTTTACAATCTTCTAAAAAGACTGACAAATCAATTGAAAAACTGAATCCTAATAATAGGAAGAAACCTTCGATGAAAGATCAAATGGTTTCAGCTCTATTATTGATGACTCCTCAACTGTTAGGAACCGCTGTTGGTGCAGCAATGGGTGAAGATGTAGCAGGTTATGAAGGTGCAATCGCAGGTCAGAAAGTTGGTGAAGGTATAATAGATAGAGAAAGAAAAAGAGCAATAGAAGAACAAAAGATGCAAGAGAATGCTGAAGAAGAAATGACTCAAGCACAAAAAGTTCGGGCTTGGTCAAATATAGGTCAATATGGAATGTCTAAAGAAAGACTGGAATTTGACAAATCTAGAAATGTACAATTAAGAGGAGAAAATCTAAGGTCTCATTTGTTTAAAGAAAAGAAATATGAAACCCCAACTGGACAACAAGTAGAGGGCTTAACAGCTATAGATAATACTTTAGATATGGCTAATAGAATGGCAGAATTAATGGATAAAGTTGATACAGGTGTGATTGATAATTTTTGGCAAGGCGCACTCGAATATATTGATGCTGCTCCAGAAGAGTATACTCAATTAAAAACAAATGTTATTTCAACTCTAGCTGCTGTAACTGTAGCTACTACTGGAGCGCAAGCTACGGATGCTGAAAGAAAATGGTTAGCAGCATCTGTTCCTAGTATGGAAGATAATGATGAGACTTTTGAAATTAAAGTTAAAGAACTTCAACGTAAATGTAAAATGCTTAAAGATAGAAATTTAAGCACTATAAAAATACTGCAAGGAAAAAACATACCTAAAGAATACGAAATAGGAGAGGCTACTAATTTTAAGTTTAATGAAAAAGGTGTGAAAGCTTCTAAAGCTTCTAAAGTTGAAGAAGAAAAAGATTGGAGTAAAGCCTCAGATAAAGCATTAGATCAAAGAATGAAAGAGTTAGGTATAATACTGGAGTAATTATGACTAGAGAAGAAAAAATTGCAGCTATACGTAGAGAAGAGAAAATAGCAGCTATAAAAAAGAAAGAAGCTGAGTTATCTGAAAATAAGCTCAATCCCGAAGCTTCCGGATTATCTCCTAGAGATAGAGTTCCGGTAACAGAAGAAGGTATAGATGCAGCTTTAGCTGTTGGAGCAGGGGCAGTTGAAGGTGCAACTTTAGGTTTTTCTTCAGAAATAGGGGCAGGAGCAGAAACTATATTAGATATAACAAAAGGAGACTTAACATTAGGTTCTTTTGGAGAAGCTTATATAGGTAAAAGAAATTCTTATGAAGAAGCTTTAGAGGATATAGAAAAAAATAATCCGGCTGCATTTGGTGTAGGAAATGTAACAGGAGCAATGGTTACAGGTGGTGCTGCATTAGGTTTAGGTGGAATACCTGCCTCAGTTGCTACTGGACTTGCTGCAGGACTAGGTTACTCTGAACCAAAGAAAAGAAGTGAGACATTATCTTTAGAAGAGGCTGCAGACGCTGTAGTTAGAGCAGGTGGATGGGAAATAGCAGGTAATTTAGCTCCAGTTGGTATAGCTAAAATAGCAGATTCACAAACAGCTAAAACTGCAGGTATGTTTAAAGAATATATGGCAGGTACATTAGCAGAAGCTTTTGGATATGCAGGAAAGATTAGAAAAGAATTAAATACTAAATTAAGAAGAGGTGGACGTTCAATGCAAGATTGGGCAGATAACTTAATGTCACTTAAAGATAAAAAAGGAGTAGGTTTAATAGAACAGGGTCAAACATATACAGACACTTATGATAAGTTAATTCAATTTTCAGACGAAATAGGTGAAGATATAGGAAATCTTGTTAGGAAAGCAAGTAAAGAATCTGAAACTGTTAAAGGGGATTCTATATTTCACAATATAACATCTGATTACCTAGATCCTATATTAGACTCTGGAGATGAATTTGCTACATCACAAGCTTCTAAACATATAGATTCTTTAAAGCGAAATTTCTTTAATGAAGTTCCTGAAACAAAAATAACTTTCGATGCACAAGGAAATATAGCAGGTAAAGTAGAGACTATGAAGTTAGAAGCAAAAGATCTTACTTTAGAAGATTTACAAAGAATGAAAACTCAAATAGGTAAAAGATTAAGAGATAAAGAAGGTAAAAAAGTTATTGTAAGTAATAGCGCTGATTTATCTAGACAACAATTTGACGAGAAAGTAGTTGGAGCTTTAACTGGCGAAATAGATGAAGGAGTATTAAGATCTCCTATGGTAAAAGAAGATGAAACTATTATGGATGCTTTTTTAGCACATAAGAAAAATTATGGTGACTTAGAGCATGCTGAAATAGCTATTGCTCAGACAATAGATAAGTTAGACTCACCCGGAGTATTATCTTCTCTTAAAGATGCTTTAAATTATCGAGGAATGGTAATGGCAGGAATTACTAGATCTATGGGAGTACCGGATAAAGCAGCAATCGGTGTAGGTATGGCTTTTAACAAATTAGTAGTAAACCCTGCAACTCCTGCATCTATGGTACATCAACTAAAGAAAGTAGCAGATGCTTTTGCAAATAACCCAGATAAGTTTGAAAAATTAGCAGCAAAAATTGGAGCCGCTGCTACGAAAAACAATTTGGTATTAGGACAAACTTTATCAGAAGCTAATTCTACTGTAGACTTAATGCAAAATCCAATACCTAGATCTACAGAAGAAGCAGAAAAAAGGAAAGATGATATTTTAACTGTACTACATGGTCAAGGTATGTTTGATGAAGCATCGGCTCTAAGAAAATCTTTAAATGAAGGCAATGCTTCTGGACAATTACATACACTATCTCAAAACCCGAAACTAGCTGAATTTTTTCAAGCCGGAATGGGATGGGATGGAAGAGCTGTTACAGAAGAAGAAAAACAAGAAATAGAAGCTCAAGTTAAAGGTAAGTTTGGATTAAAAATACAAAGTGAAATTTTAACTAAGTTTAGACAAGATAGTGTTATTCCTGATTTAGAGCAAGAAGATCAGTTGCAAGAAGCTATCGTATATGATAAAGCAAAAGATAAAGCAAGGCGTAAACCTTATTAGGTAAGATATGGAAGAGTTAAAAAAGGACGTTAAAACAATTAGAGAAAGTCAGATTCGTATGGAAGCCGATTTAAAGTATCATATAAAGAGAACTGACATATTGGAGGATAGGCTTGGAGTTATTGAAACAGATATTAAACCGCTTTACGTGGTACACTTTTTTAAAGATAATTATAAGTTCATTACTTTTATTGTGTCTGGTGCTGCTGCCTGTATTTTCTTCTACCTCAAATCAAAAGGGATGTAGAATGAGATTTGATCCTTATAAACCTATATCTAAAACTGCAAAACTTAATGAAAGAAAAAGAAAATTAAAATATTTACAATCAAAAGCTGTAACACATGAAAACCCTACATTCACAGGTATTCCTGAAGATGTTTTAGAATCCTTATATGTATTTACCCAAAATAGAAAAGAGAAAAGAAATATCTCTAGTGCTGTAAGAGATCCTAAGAATCCTAGGTATGAAAATTTTAAATTAGGTAAACATTCTACAGGAAGAGCTGTAGATATATCTTTACCTAAAAAATTTAAAAGTAAATTAACAGAAGCTTTTAGAGAAGGTAAATCTGGTAAGTATAAGGGAAATAAATATAGGGAATTTGTTAAAGAAATTGCTAAAACTTTAAAGCAAGCTAAAGAGTCCGGTTTTCAAGACTTGCTTATAGAAGAAGATCATTTTCATTTTGGAAAAGATAAAACTAATTTTTCTAGCGATTTAAGATTTCTATCTAAAGATTATCCTAGAAAAAATGCTAAAGAAGAAAAAAAATATAATGAACTTATAAAAGATTTAAAACTCGAAATGAACAAACCTACAAGTAAACCTGCCAAAAAAGTTGAAGTAAAAGAAGTAGTTGAAATTATAAGAAAACCTGCTTCTGTTAAAAAGAAAGAAATAAAAGTAAACTCTACTACTATATTAGAATCTATTATTAAAGATAGAAAAGTACCTAAGAAGAAAGAAGAATTTAAAGGTTCTTTTTATGATAGAAAGGTTTTAGAAGCTAAAGCTAGAAATGTATCTAGAAATGAAAAGAAAAGACTAAATGAAGAAAACGTAAGAAAGTTATCTGAATTAGGTGAATTAGGTATAAGAAATTAATGGGTATACTAAGCTTTATAACAGATATTTTTAAACCTGCATCGGAGATAATAGATGAAATCCATGTGTCAGAAGAAGAAAGAGGAAAACTCAGGAATGAGCTTGCAAAAACTCAAGCGAAAGCTCAACAAGAGCTACTCAAATTTGAGTCAAAGGTCTTGGAAACAAAAGCTCAGATCTCAATTGCAGAATCGAATTCCAAGCACTGGCTCACAGCAACATGGCGTCCACTATGTTCAATACTCTTGGTTGGAATAATAGTTCTAGCAGCATTTGATCTAGCTCATCCCAAACCCGAACTTTACGAATTAGCAAAGATTTTCTTAGGTACATATGCCGGAGGCAGGTCTTTTGAAAAGATGTTAAATGTGAGTAAATTAGGCAAATAATCTACCCCGACTTTTCTGGACAGGTGTCAAGTTTTTTCCTATAGGTGTTTTAAAGGTGTTTTATGGTTATGACCGTAACTACTGCGATTGGTGTAGTTATGATTACTTTATACAGCAGCCGCTGTCGTGATTTTGTCATTTATATTTAAATATGTATGGACTTGGACAGCGATTTTAATCCTTTGGGAACTGCCCCCATTCATAATCCATGTAAATACTATATCACAGAAAATTTATTAAGTCTACCCCATCTTTCATAATATGGCATATTTTCTATGTCTTTTAAGTATATTGCACGTTTTGTATCTTCTAACCATTTGACTTTAGGTGGCTTTACATATCCTTCATCCATTATCTTTTTTACTTTATAACACCCAAAAATCCGCACTTCTTTCTTCTCTACATCAACTTCTGTAGGTATGAGGTAATCATTATTATCGGTATTTCTAAATAACTTGTCCGTATGACCATAGCCCTTACCTCCCCATTGTAATATGTATGATCTTCCATATTTAGAAGATGATTCCATAGATTGTGACTTACAATGGTATTTCCGTCCTTTATCATCCGTCAGATCGGCATCAAAGCTCTTATTCTTAGCCTCATAGACCTCGAAATCAGGTTTACATACTCCTATACCATAATCCTTCTTAAGCATCTTATATGCCCCAATCTCGCCTAATGCACCTATCATAATATCATACTTAACCTTAGTTTCATTAAATTGCCTTCTTCTCATATAGTGTATCTTACTCTTTTCATAACGCTCTTCAGCAAATTTAGTAGCGATAGCTATGTCTCTATCAGTAATCTTTTTCGTTATGTACTTCTTTTCCTCTGTCACTGTACTTCTCCTGTAAAAATTTAATTCTAGATTTCAATAATCTTTTTTGTGCTTTTAAGTTTCTTATATTTTCCTCCGCTTTTTTTAAATCTTTATAGATCCTATTCTTATCATCAATCAGTTGATCTATTAACCGATCCTTTGGGTCTATTGGTGTAGGGGGATTTCTTTTCGCCATGTTCATCCTCTAGTTTATCTAAAAATTTAATAAAATTTGGTTCTTCACCCTGTCTAAATAAATCAATCAATTCTTTAAGAGTCATATTTCGGACACCAAGATGAATGTCTATTAGACTTTACTTTTTCACTACCGCATTCACATTTCTTAATTCCTTCAAATACATTATTTTCTAAGTCTCCAAAATCAACATTTAATTCATTTAAAGCATCTATATCATCCTGATCATCTAACCAAGTTTCAAAGTCCATTAAATCATTCTCATCTACAGTTATTATATTTCCATCTAACATTTCAACTCTATACATAATAGCTGTGTGTCCCGGTGCTCCTACTTCTACAATTTCAACTACAACTCCTGCAGTATTTAAATATGTACCATTACGTAATACAACAACTACATCTTGCACATCAAATTTTGTCCTAATNTTATTGGNTATTGTTGACATCTTNTACACCCCTTTATTTTAGCCTTATATAATTTAGCTACAGATGATTTTTGAAATTTCCCATCTATAACAGTTCCTTCCCTAGATTCTATTTCTTTTATAACCTCTTCCAATACATCTCTAGAATTATATCCTGCTATTTCTATAGCATTTATAGAGTATATTATCAGATCAGCAAAAGCATCTATTTCCTGTTCTTCGGTAGTAGATAATAATAGTTCTGATAACTCTTCTGCAATATTTCCTGCCTGTTTTGCTTTATCATACTCTACCTTATCTAAACCTTTATTTATTCTCCACTGTAATAGTTTACAAAAAATCATTTACAGTACTCCTTACTTATAGTTGACTCTACAGCAACATCTACATCAGGAACTACACTCTTCATAGATGTAACCATTATATGTTCTTGTAAGTCTAAAAGTTCTTCTGCTTTCTCCGTATCTACTTCTGTAATAATCTCATCATGAACAAAACCTACAACTTTATACCCTACTTTAATTAAGTCATAGAGGGCGATTTTTGCCCCATCTGCTGCCAGTCCTTGAAAAGGTGTATTCTTTTCTTGACAGTAAGTAGTATTAGATCTCATTCTTTTTGTCAGTGTTTCTACGAAACCTTCTTCTCCTTGTAAATATTTTTTCATCACAGGAAAAGCATTAAACCATTGGTTCTTCATATTTTGAGCAACTTCTTCAGTTAGTTTTAAGCCATATCCTTCGGCAAACTCAATAAATGTATGTATTCCTAACCCTCCGGGAAACCCGAAATTTGCTGCCTTAGCAGATTGTCTTTGTGCTTTAGTTACCTCTTCAACTGGTATGTTGTACAATACCGAAGCATAATATTTATGTAAATCTTCCCCTGCATTGATCCTTTTTTGCATCTCATTTGCACCATATCTACTATATAAGACTTGTGCTAGAGTACCTAATTCAATTGCAGAATAATCCGTTATTAAAAAAGTCTTGCCTTCTTCGGCACAGAACATAGATCTAATATCGCCTTCTCTAGGTAACTGTTGAAAATTAGGAGAACTACAACTCGTCCTCCCTGTATTCATTAATAAATTATATCTAGGATGTACTCTAGATGTAGTAATGTTTCTTATGAATGTGGTTCTTTTTTCCAAAGTGATATATCTTAAATAAGAGAAAATAAAATAGTGGTCTTTATATTTAATTAAATCTTTTTCTTTAGATGAATAATCACCAGATTCAGTTTTTGGTAATTTAATACCTGCTCGATCAATAATTCTATTGAACCTTTTCTTTCCTCCTTTTTCCCCTCTTACCCAACCGTATGTAGCTAGGATTTCTGATAAATCTTTCATTTCACTTTGTACACTATCTAAAAATACTTTTGCCTTTTCTAAGTTAAAACCTATTCCATTCCTTCGGATATGATGTAAGGCAATAGCTCCTTTAATCTGATATGTATGTCCTAGTACATTTGATGATGGGTGCTTATATCTTATTCTAGCTAAGAGTTTAATAAATATATCATATGTGACTACAACATCCATTGCACCATACTCTAAAAAATCTTTAGGTATGTGTGATATAGGTTTACCTTTAAATTGTGCAAAGTTACATCTTATATCTTCATTCTTATCTAATTCAAAATGTAAAAGTTCTTTTGATAATAGATTTAAATTGTATTTAAAAGGAACACTTCCATAAAGTGCGAGTTTGTATAATCTATACATTATCTGTATATCAAATACTCCTCCCTCATCAACTTTAGGGAAGTAGTCCCAGTTACAGCATTTATTTAAGACATCTAAATCAAAAGGTGCGTTAGCAAATACGAAAATAGATTTATCATGTAGATCAATGAACTCTTTTATACGGTCTATTGGAACATAATAAGCATGTCTTCCAGAATATACTTGACACGTAATTATCTCAGGTATTTCTACATCCTTAATATATTCGGTCTCCGTATCAATTGCTATATAGTAGCCTAACTCTTCACCGTTCCATACATTAATGTCTATTTCTCTACTTCCGTATTCCATTAACTAACCTTTATCTAGTTGCCCATTTACTAATCGTATTAGAATCTCTGTACCCATTAGTGCCCTCTTTAATAGCTACGGAAATAACACAAGCCCTATTTACATAATCTTCTAGAGCTGTTACATCATTGCCTAAGGCATCAAAGCCTCCTCCTTGTCCAACAGATTTTAAAAACTTACTTAATTGTTCATTTCCAATCTCTACTGATTTAGGATTTGGATGGGATAACATAAAATTTTGAAAGACTAATCTTCCGGCATGATCTCCTTCTAAGATTTCAAATGTTCCTGTGACATAAGATCCATTCCCGGCTTTAGTAGCCTTCTCAGTAAAACGTCCGGCTTTCGCCAAATATTCTCCTGCCGGAATTGGGTCATAAACCTTTTTTGCGTTTGTTTGTGCATTCATCAATATACCTCCTACAGTCTTGATAATATGTCCGGATATTCGGACAGCTCGTTAATCTCACTATTATTTGCATATATTATATAACTCAATATAATTGTTTGTAACTCTTCTTCATCGTACTTACCATTTAAATCTAATACTATTTTTTCAAAAGCTTCTTTATCAAATACTATCATTTCTTCACCACCTTTTTCTTTTTAGTATCTAATAAGCTTAAAATCTTATCTAATTTATCATTCATATCTTTAATTAATTGTTGTTGTTGTAATTCTAATTCTCTCTTATTCATTTTTATTCTCCTCATCTATTTTCTTCATTTCTTTTTCAAATTCTTCTAAACTCATTAATTGTCCTTTGCTAAGTTCTATAGTCGGCTTTTGAGGCATTAATAGACTTATTGTTAGTCCTATTAAGAATTTCATAATGTCGTATATTATCAATGCCTCTATTATGTAGAGCATCTTTATTTCTGTTTCCATTTACTTTCTCCTTTGTTACAGGTGGTTCTATTATAAATTTGATCCACTCTACATTCATTCCTATTAAATTGTTTTGTGCTACCATTATAAGTTGTAGAAAAATTATTGTCAATACAACTGCTGTTTTAATTCCAAATCTTATTACATTTAACATACTTATCCCTTAAATCTATCGTCGCCTTCTGGATATCTTTCTATATACTCTATCAAAAAAGCAACATTTGCCATTACATGATCCATATGGTTTAAACCACTTTCATCATCAAAATCTTCTCCATCAATCCATTTCATTAAGTGTCTAAATAAAGAAGCCTGTACAGTAGACCACTTCATCCCTCTTCTCCAGTTATTATCTTCATACTTCTCAGCACCTTTTCCTAAAACCCGAGATAAGGATCTTAAGGATGACATAGGAATTAAATCTGCCCTTAACTTCCCGCCATTTTTCCGCAATCCGCCACCATCTACTTTAACTTCTTCTTTATCATTAATTTCTTTTAATGTTCCATTATCATCATCTATACTATACTCCCTTATTAATCCATTATCATCTATTCTTGTTACTATTTTCTTTTTCATATCTTTATCACCTTGTCATATTCATTTGCTCTGGCATTTGCTTCTTCATATTCTCCTAAATGTAAATGTTCTTCAAACTTATCTATTTCTTTTTTTAAACCTCTTTTAGAAGCCTTGAGGGTGGTGTGTGGTAGGTACGGAATTTCCTCCATCGCTCTGTCCACTTCCACTAATAGTTTTTTTAACTTCTTTAGATGTGATATCATCTGATCTTTTGTCATTATCTATATCCTCAAATTTTGCCCAATAGGGTAGGTTAACAGTTGGTATGGCATTCTCATCAAAATATATGCCTGTCTTTCTTGCTTCTTTTAATTTTTTAATCGCTGCTTTATATTTTCTTCTACCATTTTCTATCATCTCATCTGAAGCTTGGTACATCTCTACTTCATTTGTTAACTTACTCATAAAACAAAATATAAAAGTTTGATCTGTACCTAATTGTTCTTGTAATGCATCAACATATAATGCTGCACTTAGATCGTAATCATATCTAGCTATAGTTTTTCCTATAGAAAATTTATCTATAGGGTCACTAGTAGTCTTTACATCTATAATTAATCCAAAAGGGAAAAGTTGATCATTTATTAAAGCCGTTGTTTGGTTATTATAATCCGTTCTAATTTTTACTTTAACTCCATCTAACTCTACACATAAAGTCTGTTCTACTTCTCCCTCTGTTAAGTCTATAAGATTATTAGCTTTTTTATTCTCTCTTAACTTCTCTACCATTCCATCGGCTTTTAATGCTTGTGATTTAGTTAATATAATCTTACCTTCATTAACTTTTTTAAATTCATCATAAACTTTACCTCTTCTAGAAGCTCCATCAAATATTGCAAAATCCCTTTCTACAGTATCCGGTTCTAGTACTAAAGCATGTACATACGTTCCAAAATCAAATGNTGCTCTAGATATATTATTCTTTTCATTCTTTACATAAACTTTAAAATATTCTTTCGGGTCTTTTAAAATTAATTTCAAAGCTGAAGAAGATACATAAGTCCTATCGCCATGATAGTCTTCATTTGAAACTTCGTTATTAAATCCTAAATCCATCTTACCTCCTTTTCCTTATGTACTGCTTACCTTTTATAAGTTCTATACTAATCTGTTCTCCTTCTAATAAGTTTTGAATTATTTCATCCCTTTCTCTTTTCTTTATATGCCTTGTTTTTGTATATAACTCAGTCCTTGTTAAACCTTCGTCTCCTGCAGATGAAATTACTCTTAATAATTTTACTAACTGCTCCTCACTTTTATTTCTATATATATTATTATCTACTAAACTTTTCATATTGTCAAAATAATAATCTATTACTTTTCTAGCAAATATCACATCTCTCTTCCCTATCATAGGTAGGTCGTTAATTTCACATCTAGATAAAGCATGTAACATACTAACTTTTAATATTTGTTGATATAGCCTACTTATTATAGGTAGTAACTCATTCTCACTACTTGAATCCCTCCTTAATTTATCATAATATGTAAAAGCTTTATCTAATTCTTCTGCCGCACCTCTATTACTCTCTAAAGAATAAAATACTTGTGTAACACTTCCAACACTAGTACCACTTTCTTTAGGTTGAAAAGTTGCCCAATGTTTTAACTTAGCAATTGTATCATCATCTACTACAGATAATTTTTTAATTCTTTGAGCTTCCTGCTTACCATCACCTAAGAATACTAAAAATCTACCCATTAAACCCTTTTCAATAGATCTATGAGAAACTCCTTCCGTAAATCCTGCCGGAGTAGTAGAACATAATAAATTTACGTTCGGTCTTATACAACTTCCTTTAACTCCTTCTGCAACTGCTCTACCTAGAAATTTAGATGTGGAACATGTATATAATTCTGCTAGAACGTCTGCCATCTTGGCATTGAATGTAGCTNCTCCCTGATTTACACTCCTTAATAAGCCTCCTGCTTCATCTATAATATCTAACCTTACAGGTGAATGTTCTAATGAGTCCATTAAAGAGGCATCACTTACATAATCTCCTGCACCTAATAGATTTTCTGCATTAATTTTTATAAGTATTTCCTTTACTCTTTGTTGAGGGGCATCCTTTCCACTTCCTGAAGGAGCAACATTCAATATATACAAATTACTTGCTACTCCTTCAAACTCAAATTTGCGCCCTGCTAATACTGCCATTAAAGATAGTGCCGCACTTAAGGCAAAAGCTTCCTGCTTTATAAAACTATTCTCCAATATGTAATTCTGTATTACAGCGAGAACACCGTCCGGTTTCGGTAATTCTAGGCTTGACTTTTTTTGGCAATCCTCGCTTTGTGACTTTTTTCCAGTAATCTCCTTTGCATAAGTTTCATTTACAGCACTTTCTAACAAAGGAATTAAATACTCCTTATTATCTATATGTCGTCTATTATTGATTGTTTCTAAAATATTAAAATAAAATCTACCTGCCGAAGTAAACTTTTCTAAATGTCCTTGATGCGAAGCATCTGTAAATAAAGGAGTCTCATGTTGTTCCTCATCTATTCTAATTAATTCTTGTATGGCTTTATCTAAAGGTACATTATTATTTATCATCTTAGCACATTCAGTCTTTAATGTATCATTTCTACCCATCGAAGCCGAATTAAAATTTCCTCCATTATATTGTACATCTTGAGAATAAGTTGTTCTTAACTTACTTTCTATATGTGAACATAGGAAAGGTGGAAACTCTGGTAAATCATTTATGTCAATATCTAATAACGACGCATTGCTCCATTTATACGATCTTCCATTAGGATGTATAGAAGGTGGAATAGTAGTCTTCTTATTGTTACTAAGTATTTCAAATACAACTTCACCATTAAATTTGATAACTTTACTAACTTCTCCCATATAACGATAAAACCTAGTCCAACCCTTAGATCCTACTTTTTCTACAGGAGAAGGTGGAAATAAGCCCTCTACAAGCTTAATTATCTCAGGGTCTACGCAATCAAAATCTATGGCTATAATACCAGATGCACTTCCTAAACATACGGCTATGTTAGATTTATCGAATGCATTGCCCCATTGTTCTATTTCATGTATTTCTGGGTGTTTAGTACAGTAAGTACTCCATTGTCTTATATGTGGTTGTTTTGTATGACTTTTGTCTGGTATAACACTATATCCTTTTTGTGTATATTCCATTGCATATTCTTTAAATAAATTCAATATACCCTCCTTTAGGTCATTTTACCTATTATTATGTCAAAATTAGCCTATTATACACTATTATTGCCTATTTGTGACTATTTTGACGCTTATTTTGCTTTTTATCAGTATACACTAATCGGCGGCTTTTCACAACTATATTACATAAGTAATAGTAATTATTAGTATATGCTCTTTTTTTAAAATAAACTCTTGACAACCTTCGTTCTCAAGGGTATAAGTAGATTAAGCTCTCCAACATTTGTGTGTCCATAGACACGAGCTTAATCACTCCTTACCTTTTATAAAATAGAACTCATCCGGCTTTAAATCCATACCCTGAATAAAGGCTTCTCTACCTCCCATAGACACATCTATAGAATATTCTAGCGCATCTAATATTTCAATATATAAATCCCTCCTTTCATTATCTCCAAATATTTTATTAGTATCTACTTCATCGATTGCATCCATAGTCATAGTTAAACTCAATATCAGATTATCAACTACCTCTTTTAATACAATCTCTTCGTAAAATTGTGTAACGTGTTGCTCATTATATAGCACCAAACGTAATTTTGGCTTCTTATCTTTATCCATTGCTTTTAATCTCCTTCTATGTTAAGATAACCTATGATTATCCAGTTTACTGTAAATTCCAAACCATTCTCTGTTAATAAAGCATACTACCGTAATCGTCAACTAACTAAAGATGCCCGAAAGTGGCGCTCTACTTTTTTATTACAACTTCAAGAAGCTAATATACAAAAATCGTTTGACGAACTTAGGTCTAAATTTGATCCTAAGATACATGGTATAAAAGCTTCATATCGTTTCTGCATGCCCAAATCTATTTTATTCACTAAACAAAAGTTAATTTCTGCACGTAGTTGTGACCTTACTAATATTGAAAAGCTTGTACAAGATAACATCTTTGACAAACGTTTCAACGGTCGTGAGATTAATGACATCCTTATCAAAAATCTCGATATCGATGATAAGTACATCACAGAACTAAATTCGCGGAAGATTGTTTCTGCTGTAAAGAATCAGTTCTATATTCAAGTCCGTTTGGAACTTGTACTCTTATCAACTTGCGAAGATCATTGGTGCTAACCTCATTATTATCAATAGCCGATAATAGAACTAAGTTAGTCTTATCTTCACCACTTAAAGTCGTCACCTTTATACTCAATTCAGGATATGTGTATAACAACTTTCTTACATTCAATCCATTTATATAGTTATTAATATCTATATAATAGGACAAATCAATTCCTAAATTTGCCGATTGCTTCTTCCTACCTTTAATAAATAATTTCCTGTTATTTTCATAATATGTAATATTCAAAATCATTTTCTCTCCTTTTAATTATATCCAAAGCCTCTTATATATGTTTTACCTTCATAATCNGATTGTCTNGATGCCTTTAACACATCTAACGATAANCCGCAACANTCNTGCGAAATATAATGTGACAACTCTTTTCCGTACCTAGCCGTCCTATAATCATTTTTAAGCTCATAGGGTCTAGTGCGATATAACGCATCCTCGGGATTATTCGCCTCAACAGCATAATGTCCACAATCAACACATATCTCTTCTTTATTAACCTCTACTTCTCTAAACTTCTTATGAAAGTTCGCACCCTGTTTATTATACTTAATCTTACATGTACAAAAGTATTTCATTTCTTATGTCTCCTAAACTGTTTAATGCGTTTATGTCTTAATCGTTCCATGCGTTTCATATGCTTTCTACCTACCTCTATCTCTTTAATAGTCTTAGCACGTTGCTCTTCTACTGTAAAGGTAGTTAAAGCTGTTACTGCAAATAATATAGTTATAAATATGCCCATTACAAATCCTCCTTTATAAATTCTTTATCGCTCATTTTCTTCTCCTAAAACATCACCAAAATAAACACTCGCTCGCTCTGACTCTTCTCCTTCATCTATTGCTATTGCAAAGCCACACGCTCTCAAAAACTTTTGGAACGCAATTTCTATTTCTTCTATCGTTTTTCCTTCTGTACTTATTGATATTAACTCCTTGTCACTATCATTAAAATGTTGTGTATGTTTGCTAAAATGTATCATTCAAATAACCTCCTGATTAATATTCTTATTAAATTTATTATCACGCCTATTGTAAACCCGACAACTATTCCATCAAATACATCACCCATATAATCCCCTATGCCACATATTTCATAGCTTCATTCCAAAAGCCCGAATTAAATTTTATATCGGTATCNCTACCCTTTTTAATACCTCTTAAACTTGANGTTTTAAAAGTATTATCTTNTAGTTGTTTTTGATACTTAACCTTACCCCGCATTATATTTTCCTGTATACGATTAAATACTGTATACAAATCCTTAGGTTGGTCTTCTAACCGCCTACTAGATAATAGTTTAAGTACATCAACCTTCTTTAAAAATTTACCTTGCTTACCTAATCTAACTTTTACAGCTTCAAGAGCTAAATTGCGCCTATCTTCATAGCTCAATTCTGTACCTTGCATCTTATGTACTACTGCTTTTATATCTGTAAACTTATGTCTTACATTCGCAATCGCTTCTATTATATTCCTTTGAAAGTTTTTACCNCTATGATTAACTCTATACTCATGTAACGTATCNCCNACNATTAAGCCATTTGNACATACTGCTCTATATATTCCAATTGAAAATCTTACCGAACTAGTTCCATTGTGAGCATTCTGTACCAAAATAGTTAACTCATTTCCATCATCAATCTTGGTTTCTGTCCAGCCCGAGCGAAAAATCATCAAATGTTTCTGAAAGCCTCGGTTCTCATCCTTCCTTGGATTGCCTATACTACTACTATCTAAGTAAAAACCGCTTGCAGATAATGCATCTATAATTACTTGTGAGTCTTGAAATTTAAAGTTATCACTAGTATTGGTGCCTTTTGCAGTTGCATAAATTGGGTTACCTTCTTTATTAATTGTTTCTTCTTGATAAATCTTCATTATATTACCTCCTTTAATTGTGGTTTAAACCATTCTGGTTTTATTGTATTTTTCCATTTTGCCATATAAGCTTTATCACCGTTGTAATAATTACGATATGCTTGTACAGTCGATTCATTTTTATACTCATCAGGCATACATTGAGGTGCTTCACTAAGATCAAGCGGTATCATTATATCATCTAATGGCATGTTTATTGGCGGTGTACATAAAGCAATTTTAAGAGTAGTCCATGATTTATGATCTTTATCATACCTCCGCTTATATTCTTGACTTAAACTATAAAGTAAATCAGATACATATTGATAATTTCGTGCGCTCTGACGAACCCACACACTACTAGGATGATTTTTATGTGTTACTTTATATAAAACTTTATCTTTCCATTCAGGTAAATCATCACCATCTAAGACTCTGTGTGCTGTACTTAATAGCTGACAATATTCTAAAATCATTTTTACAACATGTTTATCGCAATGGTAATTTGCACACATTTTTGTATCAGTATCTAAAAAGAATATGTTCATTATAATTCTCCTTCTTCACTATAATCAATTGCATCTTGTCTCAATATATGCATAAATATTTTAGTCATGCTATCAATACAGTCTTGAGTATTTACATCTTGTAACTCACAGAATGTAGTTATTCCATCGAAATCAATTGCATGTGTAACATTTACATCAACTTTATTAGGTACTGTTGGAATACCTTGATGATCATGTTTCATTCCGCAGCTTGTTAATAATAATAATAATACTAATAATTTCATTTTAATCTCCTTTGTTAGTTGTTTTATATAATGCATAACGTATGCCATACTTTATAATCTATTTTCAATAATTTAATAGTTCCTTACTGTATCATCTTTATTCAAATGACTATTTATGTAACATTCATCCTTACAATTAACTGTTTTAGTCACTTTAATTTCAGTTGATTCATTTGTGAAACATTTACTGATAGTTATTAAAAATGTAATTAATATTAATCCTTTTAGTACATTCATTATTCAGCTCCTTTTTCAGTTGCATGCCATAAAGACCACAAATAGAATAGTTGGGAGTTATCAAGGGTATTTTGATCTATTCTATCGTGGTCATTTAGTGCATAACCTTTATATTCATTTGGTTCTTTAAGTTTATCTATTGTAGTCATTGTTATAGTTGTCATCGTTGTATCCTTTGTTGCTTTGTGTTATATAAATTATTACATTGAATCTAAATAAAGTAAAGAGTAAAAAGCTTATTATGTAAAGATATGTGGCACAGATATTGCAACGTGTTTCCCCCACGAAATAGTTCTTAATTAGATGTGCTTAACTCAACCACGAACTCTCCTAGATCATACCATGCCAAGAGCTTATGCAAAGATCGTGCCAACTCTCCCATGCAAAAATCATTCCATGAATGCAAGCCCCCGAAAATACGACCCCCCACCTTAGAATATAAATAAAATAAAAGGTAATATATGCTATATACCTATTTTTCCCAAATATTTTCTCCCCCAAAACCACGCTCTCCCCCACCTAATTTCGGGCATTTATATGAAGCGGAGCGCAATATAAATACTATCCCTAATTTTATCCTTGACAGATTTTGCTTTCCCTGATATTCTACTGCCTATGGTAAAACCAACGAAGTTTAAATCGGGCTTTTATGAATGGAAAATCATATGGTCAGAAGAAAAGGTTGAAGAATGTTTCGGAAAAACAGACGTTCACAATAAGACCATTGTCATCTATAAGCAGGATAATGAGCAAATAGAGAAAGAAACTCTATTCCACGAATTATTACATGCAGCNCTAGATGATAAAGTCGAGTCTATTTTCATGTTCTCAGATGATCAAAAGATCGATGTGAAGGAAGAAAACATGGTCCGCCTAATTTCGCCTGTGATGATGAATATTCTGTCAAGCAACGATAAACTTCATAAATTCTTATTCGGAGGAAAAAATGAGCGGAGAAGCAAGGTTAACAAAAAAGATTAAAGATCTAGAAGGGCAGTTATTAGAGCTATCAGCAATATCTAATAATACTGTTATAGATGGTTCTTTTACAGGAGATGGTATTTTAAAAGCAGCTAATCTAATGGATATCTGTCAGAGGATATATAAGGAATTGGCTCCAGCACCAGAAGCAGCGGCTCCGGGTAAAGAAGAACAAGAAGCTAAAGCTGAAAAGGAATCTACGTCTGAAGCAGAAGTT